GAAGCGCTCAAGGCAGCGATCATCGAGGAGGCTCACCGTGAGCAACAGGAATTACGCGCCCGTCTGGCTGCGCTGGACAAAAAGGTTGCCGCTTTCGATGCGCGCGTGGCTGGCCGATCGGTGGCGTCGTCGAGCAAATAAATGGGCCGATCGGGCCGAGTGGATCATGGGAGACTGACACATTGGCGCGCAAAATGCTTGTAGCTGATCTGCTTTGTGGGGCCGGGGGCTCTTCCACCGGTGCGCAGCGCGCCCTTACCGAGCTTGGGCTCGAAATGGAACTCGTGTGCGTCAATCATTGGGATGTCGCGATCGACACCCACCAGCGCAATCACCGCGAGGCCCGGCATTATGTCCAGGACATCGCCACGGTGCGCCCACACATACTGGTGCCTGAGGGCTATCTCGATCTCCTTATGGCATCGCCGACATGCACCCATCATAGTGTCGCCCGTGGTGGAAAGCCGACCAGCGATCAGCAGCGATCTGATCCTTGGCACATCATTACCTGGCTGACCGAACTTCGCGTCAAGCGGATCATCATCGAAAACGTCTGGGAATATATCGGCTGGGGTCCGGTCAATATGAAGACCGGTCGCCCCATCGCATCCAGAAAGGGCGAGTATTTCCATGCCTGGACCGAGACGTTGCGCCGGCTCGGTTTCGATCTTGAGTGGCGAAAGCTGAACGCCGCAGACTTTGGCGATGCCACCACGCGCCAGCGCTTCATCCTTATGGGGCGATCCGATGGCCGAAAAATCCACTGGCCTATGCCCACCCACAAGAAGAGGGACGAAGTCAACGCTGATCTGTTCTCGACGGCAAAGCCATGGCGCCCGGCGCGCGAGATCATCGACTGGAGCATCAAGGGGCGTTCAATTCTCAACCGACCCAAACCGTTGGCGCCGAAGACATTGGCTCGCGTTCTTGCTGGCGCTTTCAAGTTCGGCTGGCCCCAGCCCTTTATCGACAAGCTTCTGGTCGAAATCGAACGATCCCTGTTGTTCCACATCAAGTGGGCATTTGAGGCTCGCAACACCAAAGTTTCAGCAGCGAAGCGCCGGCAGCGGCGCGCGCTAGCGAAGGATCTCATCAGACGCCTCCGGCATTTCAGGATTGCCCCCGCGGAAAATGCGAAGGGTGGGCGCAGTGCCGAGCCTATGGTCATCACTCTACGCCGTAACGGGAATGGAACGTCCATCTCCAACCCGATTCCGACACTCGCAGCCAACGGCCAGCATGTAGGCCTTGCTGAGCCAATTATCATGAATGGACGGAAGGGCAACAAAGCAGAGGGCGTCTCAGAAGGTCTAATCCCGACACTCGACACTAAGGGCGGTGTCTGGCTTGCAGAGCCGATGGTTCTCTCTCAGCACAGCAGCGGTGCGGCGCGTTCCACCGGCGAGCCTCTGCCGACGATCATGACCGGCGGCGCAGCGAGCGAGCGTCCAGGATGTGCCAGGCCAATGCTCGTGACTGTCGCCCATGGCAACGATGCCAAGGAGAGCAATCCCAATCAACGAAGATCACACGACATCGATGAGCCTTTAGGCGCAATCCACGGTGACGGCAGCGCCTATGCGGTTATCGAGCCCTTCGTCCTGTCGCAAGCCTCTTGTGGCGCTCCAAGAAGCGTATCGGAACCTATCCCGACGCAAACGACGGGAGGCAATGGTGCATCGCATGCGCTGATCTCCCCATACTATGGCTCAGGCTCTGGGGAGACCTGCAACAGCGTCGATGAGACATTGCCGACGATCACAAGCAAAGGCCGGTTCGGCATGGTGGTCCCTGTTACCAACAGCAATGGCGGCGCTGTAGCGCGTAACGTCGACGTCGATCCCATCCCCACCATGACTACCGCCAAGGGCGGCGAATTCGCATTCATCGCGGCTCAGTTTGGAGAGAGGGAAGGTCAGGCGCCCCGTATCCACGACATCAGTGAGCCGGCGCCAACTATCGCCGCGACAGGTCACATCAACCTCGTCGAGCCTGGGCCGGAATACGACATCCTCTTCCGCATGCTCGAACCGCATGAACTGGCTGCCGCAATGGGCTTCAACACCGAGGAATCCACCTACGAGTTCGCCGGAACCAAGACCGAGAAGATCAAGCAGATCGGGAATGCGGTGTCTGTCGCGAAGATGAAGGCGTGCGTCGGCGCGATCATGGCCGACGCAGCGCCCAAGAAGAAGGTAATCGAAGCGGATGAATACCTGGAGGCGGCCGAATGACCCCTCCCGAAGAGATGATCACCTGGCTCGACCGCCGCATAGCCTCCGCCATGACCTGGCTGGACGAGCACGGCAAGGGCTCGAAGAAGCCTCGCCCCGATCACGAGATCGAAACCAAGGAATACGACATCGCTCGGTTCGAAGAGATTAAAGCCGCGTACGTGAAGGCTCTTGCCAAGAGGGGGCAGGCGGCGTGACCGGTCCTTTACCCGCGAGCAGAAACCAACCAGACCGCCTCCCTTGCTTCTTCAGAGCGGATTCGACCGTCAATGACGTCTCGACAGGCCTTCCATGCGCGTTTCCATTTGGGAGTGTCGTGGTTGGGCTCGTGGATGAGCCAGTTGATAGCCTCCTCAGGGGAGCCGACTACAATCCGTATGCGGCTGTCTCCCAAGACCAGGGGGATCTTCCAACGATGTACCATCATGGCTGCTCTCCAACTGTTTTGGCCACAGAGAAGATTAATCCTCGGGTGCCATTCATCGTTCCGCGCCGATCCAGAAATACTTTCGATGCAGCTGTCTATCTCCGCGCCTGCGCCAAGCGGCAGGAAGATCAGCGCGACGAGGTGGCCGCATGACGTGGTTCTTCGACCCACTCCTCCCGCTCCACTACGAGCATATCGTTATCGATCCGCCGTGGGGTTTCGATCTCTACAGCAGGGAAGGCGCGAAGAAGTCGGCGCTGGCGAAATATGAGCTAATGACGGACGCCGATATCCTCGCTCTTCCGGTGGGTGAGCTCGCCAGCATGGATTGCCTCCTCTATTGCTGGGCCACGGCACCTCAGTTGCCGCTCGCGATCGAGTGCGTGAAGACATGGGGTTTCGAATACAAGTCATTGCTCGTGTGGCGGAAGACGACCGTCGGCGGCAAGATCCGCATGGGTACAGGTTACCGCGTTCGCACGACCGGCGAGGTAGTCGTCGTCGCCACGCTCGGCAACCCCAAGCAGGGAGCGATCCCCCAGACCATCTTCGACGGCATAGCCCGCGAGCACAGCCGCAAGCCAGACGAGTTCTATGCCCTCTGCGATCGCGTGATGCCGTATGCGCGCCGCGCTGACGTCTTCGCTCGGGAAAGCCGCGCCGGATGGCACTCGTTCGGTAACGAGGCAACCAAGTTCGACGAGGTGGCGGCATGATGTCAATGAATGCTCAAGAGCGATCAACGCCTAAGGATGCCAGCTTCCTCGGCCGCACGAATGAAGGCGATCTGTGCTTGTTCTCTGGCGACCTTCCCCTCGATCGAGTCGAGACAGGCTCGCCGAGCAGCGGAAAGGGATTTGCCTCCTTTCGTGGGCCAAGAGTTCATGAGGCACGCCAAAGCGTCCCGCGTGCTGGTGACGCTCCGGAAATGATCAGAGTTTTCGATCATCAATTCGATTGGCTTGTCCCACAGATTGTCGCTCATGTTGTCACCTCACGCGTGGTCGTCGTGGATGATGAAATACGCAGCCTGCCCACTCGTTCCGGCTATCGGACTGAGGTCCCTGGTGCGTATGCGACTAAAGGCCGGGGGGTGCGCCTATGACGTTCCTCGAAGCCTACGCCATCCATGGCCCTGATGTTGAGCGCCTCGCTTATGCTCTCGACATACCGCGCCCGGAAGCTGACCGCCTCATCAACCGAGAGCTCGACAGGCGGTATGTGGAGCTTCGCCGTCTGGCTGACGCCAGGAGGTCGGCATGACCGAGCGCATGTCTCGCGAGGAATACCGTGCCGCTGTCGCCAAGCCGAAGCGCTCGAACAAGTATGGCGCCAAGAAGACGACGGTCGACGGCATCACGTTCGACAGCAAGCGCGAGGCTGAGGTCTATGGCGAGCTCAAGCTCCTTGAGCGGGCAGGGCGCATCTCAGGCTTGGAGCGCCAGCGCAAATTCAACCTCATCGTCAACAGCGAGATCATTGGCGCCTATCGCGCCGACTTCGCCTTCATCGATCACGACCAGGACGGGCGATTCCGCGTCATCGACGTGAAGGGCGTCATCACCCGCGATTTCCGGCGCGTCCGGAAGATCATCAAGGCAGCATACAACATCGACGTCGAGGTGTGGAAATGAGCAACCGCGCATGGATGCCCCTCCACATCGCTGACTATCTCGCTGACACCGGGCACCTGACCGCGACAGAGCACGGCGCCTACCTGCTGCTAATCATGCATTACTGGCAGAACGGCAGCTTGCCAGAAAACCAGCGAATGCTGGCTCGGATAGGCAAGCTATCCAAACTCCAGTGGGACGAAAGCGGCTTCATCATCATGGATCTGTTCTCTCGGGTCCGCGACGGGTTTTCGGCCGCCCAGAGGGCCTGGGGCGAAGCTCCAAAAAGGATCGTGCGGCCACCGATCCCTGTAGACGTTCGCCGCGCGGTATTTCTTCGTGATGGCCATAGGTGCCGTTACTGCGGATCGTTCGACGGCCCGTTCCATTTAGATCACATGATGCCCTGGTCCAGAGGCGGTCGGCACACGGTCGAGAACCTTACGGTTGCCTGCGAAAGCTGCAACTGCAGCAAGGGCGCGCTCACCGCCGAGGAATTTGCAGGAGCGCTGCAATGAACGATTGGTTCCGCTCATGGCATGGCGCCCCAACAGACCCTAAGTGGCTCGGCATTGCCCGCCGCGCCGGGGTCGCACCTGGAATCGCCGTTGCTGTTGCATGGGCGCTGATGGATCGCGCATCTCAGTCATCCGATCGCGGCTCGATCACTGGCTATGACGCCGAGGGCCTTGCGTACTTCTACGGCTGCGAGCCGGAGCAGGTGGAGGCAATCGTCTCTGCCATGGCCGACAAGGGCATGATCACCGACGGAAGGTTTTCAAGCTGGGAAAAGCGCCAGCCAAAGCGCGAGGACGGCGCGGCCGAACGCGCCAGAGAGTGGCGCGAACGCAAACGAACGCAAGCGAACGCATCTGCAACGACAGATACAGAGACAGATACAGATCCTTCTGAAGACGCGAGCGCGCCAAAAACAAATCCCGATTTCGAAAGATTTTGGAATGCCTACCCGAACAAGACCGGCAGGCCATCGGCGGAGAAGGCTTTCTCCCAAGCCATCAAGCGCGCCAGCGTCGACGAGATCATGGTCGGTGTCGCGGCCTATGCCGCCAAGACCGACGATCGCCAGTGGTGTTCTCCGGTGAAGTGGCTTTCCGACGATCGCTGGAAAGACCAGCCAGCCAAGCCGCCCGACCCGCGCCCTCCGAAGGCCAATGGCCTATCCCACCTGCAGACACCTCAAACCCGAGAAGAATACATCGCCGCGGAGTTGGCGAGATCAGAACGGAGCTTCAGATGAACGTTGTAGCCAGAGAGTTCCACCCGGAAGCGGGACTAGCAGCCCAGGTCCAGCACTATGCTGAGATCCGAAACCGGATAGCGCGTGGCGACAAAAAGACCGTGAACGTCGCGACGGCTCAGGCGCTGTCCGATGCGCTTCTCGTCGGAGAACTGCGCGAAGAGAATGCAGCGCTGAAGCGCGACCTAACGCGGGCTCAGAACAGCCTTCGCTTCGTCGCTGACCGGGAAAGTCACCATCGCCAGATCGAAGCGAAGCTTCAACGGCTGGAGCTCGACCTAGCCGACGCCCAGGCTCGTATCCTGTCTCAAGCCGAAATGCTGCTGGCGATCAATGACGTCGGCGATGAGCCAGCCGATCACCGCCGGCCGGTACCGGAGATCGTGGCGGAAGTCCTGGCGGATTACCTAGGCACGACATGGGCCGACGTGAAAAGCCTTCGCCGGACGCGCGAACTCGTGGCGCCGCGGCAGGCCTGCATGGTGGCCGTCTATGACGAGCGCAAGGATCTGTCCCTGCCTCAGATTGGCAGGCTGTTCAATCGCGACCATACGACAGTCCTTCATGCCGTCCGCAAGGTCAAAGCTCAGCGAGGTGAGGCATGAACCGATATAGCGCATATCCGCGCCGCGTCCCCGGCGGATTCGGTTACTGGGCCATGATCAGGCTCTGCCGCGACAGTCACCCGTCACCGGTGATGGACGTTGGCGATAAGCCGAAGGTCTTCCACACCGAAGGCGAGGCAGCGGCTGAATGCCTCAAGCACATGCTGGCCTTCATGAATGGTCGGGAGATCCGCGGCGAGTACTTCGAAGCCACACCAACCATTCGCGATGCTCGTCGCCAACGAGCCGAGAAGCTTTTCACAGTCACAGCATAACGAGCGGCGGCTCACGAGAGGGAACACGAATGGCGGAACAGAAAAAGCGGAAACCGAAGAAGGTCGTCGAAGGGTGGCAGCCGAAGCAGAAGGTCGCATCCATCTACGTCGATAACCCCTATTACTCTCGCGCCCATGATGGCGACGGCGCCAACCCGATCAAGATCAAGGCCCAGGTCAACGTCAAGGAAAGCGCTATCGCCACGCTGTCGTCGCGTAAGCTGATCAATGAGGCGCAGGTGATGGCAGCCGACCGCTTTCGTGGCTTCTATGAGGCGATGGGCGGGGCGGGGGCTGGGTCATTCGACTACAGCCGTGAGCCTGTCGACGGCGGCGGCGCGCGCGAACCGCTGACCGAGCGACAACTACGGGCGGCGCTTGAGTTGAAGCTCGCAAAGCAGATCCTCGGCAACAAAGCCTACGACATCATGACCAAGATCGCAGGGCAGGGCTTCGCCATTCAGGAGCTCGCATTGTCGCAGCGGGAACGCACAACGCTTACAGATTATCTAAAGGATGGGCTCGATGAGCTCGCCCGCTGCTGGGGCTATGAAAACAAAGGAAACAAGAGGAAAAGTGCTTGACAGCATATTGCTCCGCTTAAGCGAAAACGGTATAGAGAATCTATAGTGGTGATTTGCGCAAACGCCATTACCAAATCAGGCCGCCTTCGGGCGGTCTTTTGATTCATAGTTTCGAGCGCAGCCTTGAGGCTCGGCTAAATGACGGGCGCTGCTACCCGCGCCCAAGTCGTCGGGATTGTTCTGGTGTTCGCGACCTAGGTAACGGACATATCAGCGCGGGAACATTGGCCCGCCAGATGCCGCCCAAATGAGAATTAACAGGTAGAGTAAGAACGCTAAGCCGCCGACTATCGCGATTATGGCCACGGCTAGGCGGCCGGCGCTGAGTCTGGTCTTTTTTCCAGCCTCGGTGTTTGCTGGTTTTTGAATGGGATCATTTGTGGGTTCCATGACCTGCGAACTTCGGGGGGTGTGCAATTGTTCCACATTGCGCCGCTTAGCTTTGGCGCCTCGGCGGCGGGGTTGGGCCGAGCAGCTTGATCTGGCGATCCGCCGCGATCTGGGCTTCCTCTCTGGTGGAGTAACCACGGCCAGACCACATGGTCTGCCCGTCGATCAACACTTCCGCGTCAAAAGTGCCGCCACTGACCATGACGACTTTGCTGCTCGTTCTGTTGGCTTCCACAGCGAAAGCTCTCAGGAATTTTGCGGGTGTGGCCGCATACCATCTGCTCTAGCCCGAGCCTCATCGAGGTTTTGGGCAGCGAACATCCGGATAAAATAGGGGTCTTCCGGTCGAGCTAGGCTCTGCAACTCGCGCTCGATCGCGGCGGCCTCGTCCGGATTGTCAAAGACGTCGTGCAGTCGATTGCGTGTCTCGTCTGTATGGATAGCATAAACGTAGTACCGCATGGGATAGCTCCTTATGGTTGTGGCCACTGTTGCTCTTCCTAACGGCCGGCGGCTTCCTTTGTTGCAAAGATCGGGATCGTTCCTGACCTTCTCCAATTCAAGTGCGAGGGTGTGAGATGAATCGCGCTGTGATCATCGTCCTTTTCGGCATTGCAGTCTCGTGTATGGCCGCCGCCTTTCTCACCGCCTGCCAGTCTTATCAGCCGCCAGGCGAGGGGATATGGCGGGCGCTTTAGGTGAGCCAGAAAAGCTCTCGATTGCGGAAGGCAAGCTTCAGCCGCTCCAGTATCTCTTCGTATGGTCGATGCTCGTACTTAGCGCTGAGCGTGGTCGCCGCGGCAACGATATCAATCATCTTGTCGCGGTTTTCGTTGGCTCTGTCAGCGATATCGCGGATCTCGCCAAGCAGTTCTTGATCGTCTTCGTTCATATTACCTCCTAAAGTTGCTGCCTTCATCACGTGGGAATCGGTGAGGTGCGTTGCAAGGATCGTTGCAGATGAAAATGCCTGCTCGACCCGTCCCTCCTGAGGATATGCTCGAAGACACGAGCATCCGGTTCGAGCCTGCAATCGATCTGATTGACTGGGCCCGGTCATCGTTCATCGATGAGACGGCAGACCTCATGAACGAGGATCACGCTCATCTACGCTTTGCCACGATCGGCGCCCTCTGGACGAACGTTCCAAATGGTCGAGCCGGTCGCCGTATCATCGGTCAATGCGAAATGGGATTGCCGCCAGCCGGCAAATGGTCGCGAGCCCGGATTGAAATGCAGATCGAGCAGTGGTTCGGATTCGTCCCTCACTTCCTGCTCACCTTCGACGCGCACTACGCGTCTACGTGCTCAGATTCCGAGTTCTGCGCCCTGGTCGAGCACGAGCTTTATCACTGCGGTCAAGAGCGCGATGCCTTCGGCGCGCCGAAGTTCCGCCGCGATGGTAGCCCTGCATACGGACTGAGAGGGCATGACGTGGAAGAGTTCGTCGGCGTCGTCCGTCGTTATGGAGCAGATGCCGCAAACGTTCGTGCTATCGTCGATGCGGCTAACCGGCCGCCTGAAGTGACCTCCGCCCGTATCGGCCATGTGTGCGGGACTTGCATGCTGCGTGCCGCATAGTTACTCGCCGTCACGGACCCTCTGAATGTAGCGCTTTCGGTCGTCTTCGGTTGCTCCTGTGGATAGGTCCTGTCCCAGTTCAATGCGTTGGGCGACAGGATACCATGGTCTTCCCGGGTTTTCCTTCGTCCAGAGCTGCTTGGCACGTCGTTCGATCTCTGCGTCTTCCAACATAGTCTCCTCCGCTTCGGCGAAGGTAGCACGGGTGGCTCTCACGCACGAGCGGACCTTGATGGAGCCTTTACAAAGCGATGGCTAATCCGAAATACGCCGACCCGGTTAAGACCTTCGTGGTTCAGGCACTAGCCTGCTTCGATAGTCCCGCGGTTGTCGCTAAGGCAGTCAAGGCCGAGTTTGGGGTGGTGATCAGCCCGCAAGCAGTAGAGGCCTACGACCCGACCAAGCGCGCAGGACAAAAACTGTCACAGCGATTCCGTCTTTTGTTCGAGGAAACTCGCAAGACGTTCCTGGAAGACACGGCCTCGATCGCCATCAGCCATCGCGCCGTCCGTCTCCGCGCTCTCCAGCGCATGGCGGACAAGGCAGAGACGCTGGGCAACATGGTGCTCGCATCCTCGCTGCTCAAGCAGGCGGCGGAAGAAGTCGGCGGCAGCTACACCAACCGCCGCGAACTGACAGGGAAGGACGGAAAGGACTTGCCGGTTCCAGTTTCACCGGTGACGATCTTCCAGTTGCCAGATAATGGCAGGAGTTGAGACGGGCGCGGCAGCCCAGACAGTCATCCGGCCGCAACCGGGCCCACAGACGACGTTCCTATCTTCCCCGGCTGATATCGCCATCTATGGCGGCGCGGCCGGCGGCGGCAAGACTTGGGCGCTCCTCATGGAGCCGCTGCGCCACGTCGGCAATCCAGCCTTTGGCGCGGTGTTCTTTCGCCGCAACCTGACGCAGGTCAGGAACGAGGGCGGCCTCTGGGATGAAAGCGAGAAGCTCTATCCGCACCTGAGCGCGAACCCGCGATCGGCGCCGGATCTCAGCTGGTCGTTCCCGTCAGGGGCCGGCGTCTCGTTCGCACACCTTGAGCATGAGAAGACGATCTATAACTGGCAGGGGTCGCAGATCCCGCTCATCTGCTTCGACGAGCTGACGCACTTCAGCGCCAAGCAGTTCTGGTACATGCTCAGCCGAAACCGCTCGATGTGCGGTGTTCGGCCATACGTCCGAGCGACGTGCAATCCTGATGCGGATAGCTGGGTCGCAGAGTTCATATCTTGGTGGATCGATCAGGAGACCGGTTTCGCCATCGCCGAGCGGGCAGGAAAGCTCCGCTGGTTCATCCGCATCGGTGACACGATCATATGGGCTGACAGCCCCGAGGAGCTTGCACACCACGTCAATCCGCTGACCGGCGAGCCTATCCCGCCGAAGTCGGTGACATTCATCCCGGCCAAGCTGAGCGACAATGCGATGCTGATGGCGGCCGACCCCGGCTACCTCGCCAACCTCATGGCGCAGCCGACCGTCGAGCGTGAGCGTCTGCTCGGCGGCAACTGGAAAATCCGGCTAGCTGCTGGTCTGCTGTTCCAGCGCGGTTGGTGCGAGGTCGTCGATGCTGTGCCTGCCGGCGTTCGATGGATGCGCGGATGGGACTTGGCGGCCACGCCTAAGGTTGAGGGTAATGACCCAGACGGCACGGCCGGTACTAAGGTCGGAAAACTGCCCGATGGACGATACATCGTCGGTCATCACGTTAAAGCGTACATGTCGCCAAGCGGTGTCGAGACACTGATCAAGAACACAGCCGCGCAGGACGGGGATGAAACGGAAATATCCCTGCCACAGGATCCGGGGCAGGCAGGTAAGTCGCAGGTCGCAAGCTTGATCAAGCTGTTGGCGGGCTTCACCGCGAGAGCAACGCCTGAATCTGGTGACAAGGTCACGCGGTTCAGTCCCTTCTCCGCTCAGGCGGAGGCTGGCAACGTTCTCGTGCTGCGAGCGCCTTGGAATAACGACTGGTTCTCCGCTCTCGAAAGCTTCCCCGAAGCGACCCACGATGACGACGCCGATAGCACTAGCCGCGCTTTCAACGCGCTCATCAGTGACCCGCCGGCGGTCGCCATGTTCCTGAGAAAGAAGAACCGATGAACCAAGTTGTTCGGCTCGCAAACTATGTGCAGCGCCGCCTCGACAGCATGTTCCCGGCCTTCTTCCCGGGCGTGTCGCCAAAGCACGATCATTACCGGGACTTCGGCTATCCGGAGCGTCTGACGTTTGATCAGCTATACCGCATGTATTCCCGTAATGGGATCGCGGCGGCCGGCATCGACAAGACGATCCGCAAAACGTGGCAGGGCAACCCTTTCCTCCTTGAACAGGAGCGTGACGGTTCCCAGCAGGGAACGGCGAAGGAAACGCCGATCGAGAAGGAAATCCGCCAGCGCTTCGAAGACCTCCGCGTCTGGGCTCGCCTGGCTGAAGCTGACCGCATGTCGATGGTCGGTGCCTACTCGGGTGTGATCCTGCGTTTCGCCGATGGCAAAGCCTTCAATCAGCCGCTGACGAAGGTCACGGGTGGCCTGAAAGCGCTCGTCGAGATCATCCCCGTATGGGAAGGTCAGCTGAAAGTGTCCGAATGGGACACAGTTGAAACATCGGAGACTTACGGCCATCCGAAGATGTTTCAGTTCAGCGAGTCCGCGGTCGATACCAACAAGCAGCAGCCTCGCAACATCATGATCCACCCTGACCGGATCATCATCTGGTCGAAAGACGGATCGGTCAACGGATCGTCGGCGCTTGAGGCGGGTTACAACTCTCTCGTCGATATGGAGAAGGTGCGCGGCGCCGGCGGAGAGGGCTTCTGGAAGAACGCCAAGAGCGCCCCTGTCTTCGAGGTCGATAAAGAAGCCAAGATCGCTGAGATGGCGAAGGCCATGGGCGTTACGGTCGAAGACCTTGCCGACAAGATGAACGAGCAGGTCGCCGACTACAATGCTGGCTTCGACCAGATGCTCATGATCATGGGAATGCAGGCCAAGCAGATCAGCGTCAACCTGCCGTCGCCTGAGCACTTCTACGCGGTCGCCCTGCAGGACTTCGCCGCCTCAATGAACATCCCGGTCAAGATCCTTGTCGGGATGCAGACAGGCGAGCGGGCCAGCCAGGAAGATGCTGACGAGTGGGCGCAGACGAATATGTCGCGCCGCGCCAACCAGACGATACCGAACATCAAGCTGCTGATCGAGCGACTAGAACGTGTCGGCATCCTCGATGAGAAGGATTGGTTCATAGACTGGGCCGACCTGACCGAAGCCTCCATGTCCGAGAAGGTCGATCGCGCCGACAAGATGGCCGACGTCAACCAGAAGACAGGCCAGAACGAGTGGGTCTTCACCCCTGAGGAAATCCGCGCCGCGGTCGGCTACGAGCCCCTGAGCGATGCGGACAAAGCCCGTGACGATGTCAGCGAAGACGAGCTCGACGCGGCGGTAACGCCTCCCAAGAAAGAGGAATAGACCATCATGCCCAATCAGGTGCGTGTGAACGTCAAGACATTGGCGAACGTAAAGGCTGTCCGCAAGGAAAAGCGCAACGGCCGCGACGTGGTGATCGTCCCTTCGGCAACCCTGCCGGACAACATCATCATGAACGGGATCAAGTACCCGGCCGAAGAGATCGCCAAGAGCTTCCAGACGCTCAACCGGTCGCCGGCGCCG